GAGTGTTGCTGATCGTTGTCGGGAATACATTGCGCCAAGGCAGGTTCGCGCTGACGATGGGAGCAAAAGGTACAGAGGGGCAGGCGCGGCTTGCTCCATCTAGCGTGCCGACCGAGTTTGTTATTGTTATTACGACGTCGTGCCTGGGTTCGCTTCTCCCTGTTTTTATCAATTTTATTGTGTCCAGCGGAATTGTAAAAACCATATCGTCTACTACGTCGTCCAGTGTTCGTGGTACGAGTCGTACCGCAACTAACGCACCGTTTGTTGCAATTAAAAATTTAAGTTTGCCACAAACTTCCACTCGTACGCCGCCGTTTTTGGATGCTGCAGCGGATGCTGCAGCGTACGAGATAGCGATTAAATCCGATTTGAGAAACGTCATTTTGCCATTCATTTTTATTACTCCTGTTAGTTGTTGTTGTTGTTAGGTTGTTAGCTGCTGCGCGCCATGATTTTGCAACTAAGCTGACCGCCGCGGCGCATCTCTGCGATCTCGATTGTTGGGCTATTTTGATCGATATAGTTATTTGCCTGGTCAATTGCGTTTTTTACGTTATCAGGGTTTGCGCCAGCCGGATCACCCAGTCTGACTAGTATTTCCGCAACTATTTTGTTAGCTAACGCGCGGTTGGCGGCATCAAAATCACAATTACTGTTGTTAAAATATTCCATTTTTGTATCTCCTGTTGTGGTTGTGGTTGTGGTTGTTATTGTGTTGTCTGGATATCGTAGTGCACGTTACAGTCGTACGCTGCACAGCCCAGATTGATAAATTCCCGCCACACAAATTGTGTTTCTGTGTTCGCGCGAAATTGGGTTTCGTGTTCGTCGGAAATCGGCACTCCGTATCCCCGCAATTCGGAAAATACGGTGTCCCAGGCCGTGTGTAACGTTTTAGAAATTATTGCGTTATAGCCGTCGGGTATGTTGCCTGCCGGGTCGGTTCGGGTAATAGTGATGTCCATTTTTGTATCTCCTGTTAGTTGTTAGTTGGCAATTTAGCTAGATCCCACTCTGCGCGCGCTAGATCCTGCGCCTGCTCTCTATCAGCTAGATACAAATATGAGCGCGTAGACACGTGTACCGCATCTTCCAACGTTTTCGAGTTTAGTAGCCCGATTTTAGGCATTGCTAGGTTATCTCCGGCTAATCTACTAATTGCAGCGTCGTAGACAGACCGCGCGCCGTATTTTTTGCATGCTGCAGATATTGATTCATTTGTGTTGATAAGCATTTTTGTATCTCCTGTTAGTTAGTTGTTGAGTTAGCTAATTCGGCTTTGAGCGCCCATTTGACAGGGTAGAGATCGTCGGCTGTGGAATAACCTTCGCCATTTTCGTTTTGGACCGCGTCATACCGCCGCGCCTGTTTGATGCGTGCGTCTATTGCGTCTATATCCGATTGTATTTGCATTTCTGTCCTCATTTTGTATCTCCTGTTAGTTAGTTGTTGATATCTACTCAACAAACCCATTGTATCCTGCATACCGTACGTTGTCAATACCGCTCGTCGGATTGTTTAAAATGTTAACTTGTTTTAAATAGCACGATAGCGAGTGCTGATGCTACTGCTGCGGGCACACTCCATGCCGCTAACGCGGCCGCTGTGCTGATGCAAAATAGTGTAATTATTAATAAGTTCATTTTTTTTGTCCTTTTTCGCTAGTTGTTGTTAATTACTACAATGTTAATTATCGGCATAGTTGTTAGTAACTGCAAGTTTATTCTGATAATTTCCGACGAACGGCATTTTTTGTTGTCTATTTTTTAATCAAAACTTGTATTCTGTGACACTAGTGATGATTTGGACCATTTTCAGGTTTTTTTCCTACGAGATTCTCTAAGGAAAAAACCTTGAAAAGGGGTCAAATCATCACTATCGTCACAGAATACAGGTTTGCGGTATTTTGCAGGCGCAAACGTAACAAATTGGTTAACTGCAAAAATGGACACGTTACCCCCTCAAACCTATTTTTTAAACCGCGTACAGCTCGTTTAAAACTGTCTATATTTTGAGCAGTAGGACTCTAGATGAGAATCATTCTCATTTAGAGTGGGTTGTCTACTCTAGATGAGAATGATTCTCATTTAGAGTGGGTTGTCTACTCTAGATGAGAATCATTCTCATTTAGAATTCGTAGTTAGACGCGCCCTCCCCGCTGTGGTAAAACAGGGTTTTGATCTGCATAACCAGTCTACGTGACAGCCGTTCGCCAAATTTTTAAGCGCAAACCACTCGCTAAATCGCATCCACTGACGACGTTGGAGCGCGCATTCGTCTGCGAATATATAGTTTCCAAAAACGCGACCGCCGCCGCAAAACTCGCAGGGTACAAAGGGCCAAATCCCGGCCAGCGCGGGTCAACCATGGCCCACCGACCGCATGTGATGGCGGCTATCAAAAAGGAAGAATTGAGGCAAAATCAAAAATTAACGCTCAATGCTGACCGAGTACTACTAGAGATAATGCGCCTCGCGTTTTTCGATATCTCGCGCGCTTACGACGCCGACGGTAATCTGCTCAAGGTTCACGACATGCCGGAAGATATCAGGCGCGCGATAATAGCTATTGACGTTGACGAGATTTTCTCGGGCACGGGCGACAACCGCACACACACCGGCAACGTGCACCGGGTAAAATTTGCAGATAAAAGCAAAGCGCTAGAGCAGCTGGGCCGCCATTTAAAACTGTTTGGAGATCAAATCGCTGCTGCGCAATTTGATATCACGGTGCGGCTAGATGACGCCCTAAAACGTGTAGCGGATATTCGCGGCGCGGATATCGTAGACGTAGACTACGAAGACGCGGACACTATAGCTGGGGACAGCGCGGACGTTTCGGCCTCGGATGGTACCTAATCCGCAAGTGCCAGTTTTCGAGGCGACCCCAGAGAGTCAAAAGGAATCGACGGCGGGTAGCGTGGGGGCACTGCTATAAACCTTTTTATTTCGTATTTCATATAAAAATTATATAAAAATATAAAAATAGTATAAAAATATAAAAATATTATAAAAAATATAAAAATATTATAAAAAATTGGAAAAATAACCTCACTAATGGCGCAACTACTAGGAAACATACCTGACGACACCAAAGAACGCCAACAAAAGCTTATAGACTTCGTTGGCCGGTGCACCAAAGACCCTTTGCTGTTTGTAATGACCGCCTTCCCCTGGGGCGAAGGTGAGCTACGCGAATACCTAGGCCCCGACAAGTGGCAGATCGAGGTATTGGAAGACATTGGCCGTGCGTTGCACCAAGGAGAGAAGCTAGATACCGCAGTTCAAATAGCCGTAGCTTCCGGTCACGGTATCGGTAAGTCTGCCTTGGTAGCATGGGTAGTGCTTTGGGCGATATCAACTTTTCCGGAAACGAAGGGGGTAGTTACCGCGAATACTGAAACGCAGTTACGTACAAAAACTTGGGCCGAACTTGCGAAGTGGTTCAACATGTGCGTAACGAAACCTTGGTTTGAATTCAACGCGACTTCTCTCGCCTACAAGTACCGCCCAAAGACCTGGCGAATCGACGCGATTGCTTGGTCAAAGGATAATACCGAAGCGTTTGCAGGGTTACACAACAAGGGCAAGCGGATCCTACTAATTTTCGACGAAGCGTCAGCTATTGACGACTTAATTTGGGAAGTGGCTGAAGGAGCTTTAACCGACAGCAAAACACAGATCATATGGTGCGGATTTGGGAACCCGACTCAATCTACTGGCCGGTTTCGGGATTGTTTTGGTAGGTTTAAGCACCGCTGGAACACGCGACAGATCGACTCGCGCACCGTGGCGATTACGAATAAGACGCAGCTACAGAAGTGGGTGGACGATTACGGCGAAGATAGCGATTTTGTACGCGTGCGTGTACGTGGGGTTTTTCCGCAGTCGGGGACAAATACTTTATTCACGCCGGAAGACTGCGAGCGGTCAATGGCTCAGTTTTTACGCGAGGACGACTACGCGCACGCCGCTATGATTTTGGGCGTGGACGTGGCCCGGCAGGGCTTGGACCGAACGGCTATCTTCCCACGCCAAGGAAGGCGAGCCTACGACCCCCGCGTGATGCGTATACAGGATTCGATGTTAGTAGCTGACCAAGTAGCGCGAGCATGGAACGAGCTTAACGCTGACGCCGTGTTCATCGACATGACTGGGGGTTGGGGGGCAGGGGTGTACGACCGGTTGGTGCAACTACGCTACGACCCCGTGGGAGTGCAATTTG